ACCAACACCACAAAATTCTAAGCCAGACGATGATAGCAACAAAATACACGCAACACAAGGCGCTAAGTCTGCCGCTGCGCCAACAACAAAGCCTTCAGCTGCTTCCGCTAAAATGGAAGAAACTGAGTCTGAGGAAGAAATCATTGCTGAAAAAATGCATAATGATGAGTCTGAAGAAAAAGCGATGATGAAGAAAATGAAAATGAAAGAACAGATGAAAGAGGATGTTGACGCTCTCTTTGCTGACGATTCTACCATTTCAGAAGAATTTAAAGGCAAAGTTGCCACAATTTTTGAAGCTCGTGTTCTAGATCGTGTTTCTCAAATTGAAGAAGAAACTGAATCTCGTTACGCAGGTATGCTTGAAGAAGCTGTTGAATCAATCAAACAAGACCTGACAGAAAAAGTTGATGATTACCTATCATACATTGTTGAGCAATGGATGGAAGAAAATCAAATCGCTATTGAATCTGGTCTGCGTTCTGAAATGACTGAAGAATTTATTGCAGGTTTACGCAATTTGTTCGCAGATCATTACATTGATGTGCCAGCTGAAAAAGTTGATGTTATTGAGGAATTGGCAACCAAAGTTGAAGAACTTGAAAGTCAACTCAATGAAGAAATTGATCGTGGTGTTCAATTGAACAAAGCATTGGTTGAATCATATAAAACAGAATTGACCCGTGAAGTGTGTAGTGGTCTTACCGAAACTCAAGTTGAAAAAATTAAATCGCTCGCAGAGAGTGTTGTGTTTACCTCAGAAGATGAATACAAAGAAAAACTTGAAACAATCCGTGAGAACTATTTTCCATCTGGTGTTAAAAAAGCCAGTGTGAATCAACTTCACGAAGAAGTAACTGACGGCTCGGAAAAAAAGCAGGTCTCTGCTGATCCATATGTAGCCGCCGTAATGAATGCTATTTCTAAAACTAATAAAATTTAATTCTAAGGAGTATTAACAATGTATCTTTCAGAAGAACTACAAACAAAATGGGCTGGCGTTCTGGATCATCCAGAAATGTCAAAAATTTCTGACCCATACAAGCGTGCTGTAACAGCTGTTGTTCTTGAGAATCAAGCTCAAGAAATGCAAAAGTCTGGCATGTTGCAAGAAACTGGTTCACCAACCAACTTTGCTGGTACAGGCGGTTTTAGTGGCGGCGCAGCTGCTGCAGGTCCTGTTGCCGGTTTTGATCCAATCCTAATCAGCTTGGTTCGCCGTTCGTTGCCTAATCTAATCGCTTATGATATCTGCGGCGTTCAGCCAATGACAGGTCCTACAGGTTTGATTTTCGCAATGCGTACTAAGTATGCTGGTCAAAACGGTACAGAAGCATTCTTTAACGAAGCCAATACCGGTTTTGCTGGTGCTAACGGTGGTGGCGCTCAGGTAGCTCTTGCTGCTGGCGGTTCTTTGCCAACAGCAATGTTTACAGGCAACGCTGCTCCAATCGGCGCTATGACAACAGGTTCAGCTGAAGCTCTTGGCGACGGCGCTACTGGTAACACATTCCAAGAAATGGCGTTCACGATTGAGAAGGTTACTGTTACTGCAAAGACTCGTGCTTTGAAGGCAGAATACTCACTTGAATTGGCACAAGACTTGAAAGCAGTTCATGGTCTGGATGCAGAAACAGAATTGGCAAACATCTTGTCAACAGAAATTCTTGCTGAAATCAACCGTGAAGTTGTTCGTACAATTTATCAAACAGCTAAGTTGGGCGCACAAGTTGGTACTACTACTGCTGGTGCATTTGACCTTGACACCGATTCAAACGGTCGTTGGATGGTTGAGAAAATTAAAGGTTTGGCATTCCAGTTTGAGCGTGAAGCTAACACTATCGCCAAGACAACTCGTCGTGGAAAAGGTAATGTCCTCATCGTATCTTCTGATGTGGCATCTGCTCTTTCAATGGCTGGCATTCTTGACTATAACTCAGCATTGCAATCACAAGTTAACCTGACGGTTGATGACACTGGTAACACATTTGCTGGTACAATGTTTGGTCGTATCAAGGTTTATATTGATCCGTACTTTGCTACATCGTCAACTGCTGAGTTTGCAGTTGTTGGTTACAAAGGTACCAATGCATATGATGCTGGTCTGTTCTACTGCCCATACGTTCCTCTTCAGATGGTTCGTGCAGTTGATACAGGTACTTTCCAACCAAAGATTGGCTTCAAGACTCGTTACGGTCTGGTTGCTAACCCATTTGCAGAAGGTACAACGCAAGGTCTTGGCGCTTTGACCGCACAGTCAAACAACTACTACCGAGCATTTCGTATCAACAATTTAATGTGATACACAACCACTAACTTTATAATAACTATAAGGTGGATTAGAGGAGAATTTAGGTTCTCCTCTTTTTTTGATTTCGTTTACATAAGATTAATAAATTATAAATAGCTATATGATTAAACATAAACACCATATATTACCAAAACATGCTGGAGGTACAGATAATCCTTCAAATATAGTTTTATTATCTATAGAAGAACACGCAGAAGCTCATAAAAAATTATATGATCAACATGGCAGAAAAGAAGATAGGTGGGCTTGGTTAGGTTTATCTGGCCAAATAGGCAAAGATGAATTGTTGAGAGAAATTGCTATGTCTCAAAAAGGCAAAAAGAAACCTGAAGGATTTGGGTTAAAAATAAGTAAAGCTAATATTGGTAAAACTCACACAGAAGAATCTAAATTAAAAATGAGTTTAATTAAACGAGGTAAAAAACATAGTGATGAACATAAAGAAAAAATTAGATTAAGTCATATAGGCACCAAACAACCAGACTCACAAAAAGAAAAAGTATCTAAAGCTCTTGCTAAAAAGTATATTATAACTAATCCTATGGGTGATAAATTTGAGATATGCAATCTTCGTAAATATTGTAGAGACAATAATTTAGACCAAGGAAATATGTCTAGAAATAGAATTAAAAATTGGTCGTGTGAAAAACTAACATAAATATACACATGACAACAGTATACTCAAATCCAACTAATCCTAATTTTCTTCATCCAAATAAGTTTCAGTTAAACTTTGGAAGAACACCGAATGTCCAATATTTTGTCCAATCGGTTAGTGTTCCAGGCATTTCTTTATCTGAAATTCAACGCTCTACACCATTTGTTGATTTGTATTCACCCGGTGAAAAAGCAATTTATGATGTATTAAATGTTACCTTTCTTGTTGATGAAGAATTAAAAGCTTGGTTAGAAATACATGATTGGATTCGTGCGATGACTTTTCCTGAAAGCTTTGATGAATATAGAAGATTGCCTCAATTAAACAAGGTAGCTAATTCTCGTGGAGATTTGTCTCCTCAGTTTTCAGATGCATCATTATCTATACTATCTTCAGCTAATAATCCAATATACAAATTTAAATTTTATGATGTTTTTCCCACATCACTTTCCACTTTCGTAGTATCAACCGCTGATGGACCGGACAGTATCATTACTGCCGATGCTACATTCAGATATGCCTATTTTGATGTTGACAAACTGTTTTAAATAGTGTACACTCCTATTAGGAGGCTTTATAATGAATAAAACTGATGAATTATTAAATATGTGGGCTAAAGATTCTGTTATTGACAGAACAGAGCCAGGCAAAGAACTAATAAACATACCACAATTACACAGTAAGTATTTAACTATACTTTCTAAACATCGTCTATTGGCAAAAGAAGCCGATTTCAAATATAATAAAATCAAAAAAATTAAATGGGAATATTACACTGGTAAGTTAGATGATGATCAATTGAAACACTATGGTTGGGAACCTTTTCCGTTTGTATTGAAATCAGAGATCAATACCTATTTTGATAGTGATGAAGATTTGAATAAGGCTTTGGCCAATAAAATTATATACGAAGAAGTCGTTGAAATATGTCAAAGTATTCTTAAAGAATTAAATAGTAGGACTTTCCAGTTGAGGGATTTTATTCAATGGGAAAGGTTTATTCAAGGCGTTTGATGATTGATATTAGATTAGAAAAGGTTAACGAAGCCTTTATCAAAGTAATATCAGAAAGAAATGTAGCACAAGAACTTTCTGATTACTTTTGCTTTTTTGTTCCAGGTTACCAATATACTCCTGCATTTAAGGCAAGATATTGGGACGGGAAAATAAGATTACTTGATTTAAGAACCATGGAAATTTACCATGGATTGGTTCCTTATATTGAAAAGTTTTGTAAAGATAGAGATTACAAAATTGAGATTGACTCTGAGATAACAGTCACAGACAATTACTCTTTAAAAGAAGCCAACGACTTTATGCAGACACTTGGTTTGCCATTTGAACCCCGTGATTATCAATTAAAATCTTTTGTTCATGCAATTCGTAATAAAAGAATTTTACTTTTATCACCAACAGCTTCAGGTAAATCTTTAATATTATATTTGATATTAAGGTATATTCAGCAAACACAAAAAAAAGGATTGTTAATTGTTCCAACCACATCTTTGGTTGAACAAATGTATACGGATTTTAAGTCTTACGGTTATGATTCAGAACAACATTGTCATAGACAGTACGCTGGTAAAGATAAAGTTACTGACAAATTTCTGACAATTACAACTTGGCAATCCATATATAAAAATCCACCAGAATACTTTGAACAGTATGATTTTGTTCTTGGTGATGAAGCACATCAATTTAAAGCTAAATCATTAACAACCATTATGACTGGTACAACTAATACCAAATATCGTATAGGTTGCACTGGTACTTTAGATGGAAGTCAAACTCATCGCCTTGTACTAGAAGGGTTATTTGGGCCTGTGTATCAAGCAACATCTACTTCAGAATTAATGGATAAAAAACAGCTTGCATCATTTAAAATTAAATGCTTAGTGTTAAAGTATGATGAAACTGTTTGTAAACAATCTAAAGATTGGGACTATAATTCTGAGATAGAATATATAGTTAAGAGCAAACCAAGAAATGATTTTATTAAAAACTTGGTATTATCACTTAAAGGTAATACATTGGTATTGTTTCAACTTGTAGAAAAACATGGTAAAGATTTACATGCCCTCATTAAAGAACACGCAAAAAATAGGCATGTGTTTTTTGTTTTTGGTGGTACTGAAGTTGAGGTTCGGGAATCAGTTCGTGCAATTACTGAAAAGGAAAAAGATGCTATTATAGTAGCTAGTTACGGAACTTTTTCTACAGGGATAAATATTCGTAACCTACATAATATTATATTTGCAAGCCCATCTAAATCTAAAATTCGTAATCTTCAATCAATAGGCCGAGGATTAAGATTAGGTGATGATAAAGAAGAAGCAGTTTTGTTTGATATATCTGATGACTTTAGAATTGGTAAACACACAAATTATACATTAAAACATCTTATTGAAAGATTGAAATTATATGATGATGAAAAATTTAGCTACAAGCTATATAACATAGAGATTAAAAATGGATAACATTAAAATAGTTAGATTACAAAATGGTGAAGATATCATTGCTAATTATCAAGAAGATGAAGGTGAAGGTACAGTATTGTTAACTAACCCTATGTCATTGATGTTTAAACGATTACCAACCGGTAAAGCTGTCATGTTAATGTGTCCTTGGTTACCACTAGAATTGATAGACAATGTTTCTGCCAAGTTATTTGTTCAAGACATATTATCGGTATTCCAACCTAGAGAAAAGATTATAGGGCACTATAATAATACCGTAAATGATGTAACCCAAGACATGCTTCTATCATATGACGATGATGTAGAAAACTTTGAAGGAGATGGAGAAGAAGATGAAGAGGACATTGAAGAAGCCTTAGAAGAACTTTCAACCATTCAATCCTTTAGGAAATACCTACATTAATATATTCAAACATCAACACCGCTATGATATCACATGTCAAGTGGTGTTTACGGTAATGATGCTAAAGTATTCCTAATAAGCTTGCTTTATTGAGGAAAGGTGATATAATAATACTATGTTAGAA